CCACCTGCACCAAATATAGCTTTTCCGTTATCTACAAAAGTTGCATTTGCTCCTACTGTTACATTTGCAGTAGTAACTAAATTACCAACAACTTGAACACCTGTATTAGTCGTATAAAATCTTTCTGCTCCATTAAAATATAATTTAACACTAGAATTTTCTAATGCTTGTAATTGTATTTCATTACCTGCTGCATTTGTTATTCTAACTTCGTTAGACCTTATATTTAACAAGCCTGTTCCTGTATCTGCAATTAATGAATTTGAACCATCGTGAAATATCTCAAGTCCATCTGATGCAGTTCCGTATATGCTTTTAACATTATCGTTGTGGATAGTGTTACCAGTCATTGTACCTCCTGCAAGTGGCAAGAATGAACCTCCAGAACCTGTGATAGTTCCTGTTACGACTAGATTACCAGTTACCTCTGCTCCTGCTAAAGTTGTTTGAAATTTCTTTACATCATTAAAATTTAATTCTACTGCACCATCAGCAATAAATTTAGCGATTGTTTCTCCTGTATATTTTTCAATTCTTAAATCGTTAGTTCTTATGTTTAAACGTCCATTACCAGAATCATCTATATAAGAATTTGAACCATCGTGATATATTTGTAAATCACTACCTGCTCCGAATATTGCTTTACTAGAATCAGTAAACGTAATGTCATCATTAGCACTAACTGCTATGTCTTTTCCACTTGTAGTATTCCCAAATCCTAATACTTCGGTTAAAGTATCTGTTTGAGAAAATTTAGTATCTACATAAAGTTTTACTGCTGCACTTGTTGGTAGTGAGGTATTATCATTATAATTTTCTATTCCATCTGCAGAAGTAACATAACGTGTTATTGTAACACCTGTGCCTGTGTCTTTCAAAGATCCCCATTCTAAAATAGAAGTAACTTTAAAATCACCTGCTGTGTTTAAGTAAAGACCTGACTGGTTTCCAGAACCATCTGTCAATTCCTTTAGGGTTGCACTTAATGCTGCATTATCAATAGTCTTTAACAGACCAGGATATGTAACTGATATTTTAGTATTAAATAGAGTTGCCATTCTTTGATTTTTTTATTTTATTGTTTATTTTTTTTAGAAAGACTTTTAATTTTTCTATATTTTTTCTTTTTGGTTTATAACTCATAATACCCACCCATTAAATGTTGCTTCATTACTTGGGTATAAATCATTATTTACATTATTTGTATATTCTGGATATGTAGTTTGATTAAATGCCATAAAATCAATAAATCTCCTAGAATACCAATCAGCATTTGTTCTGGCTTTTTCAACTAAAAAATCTACTTCTGTTTTTGATACTGTATCAGCATTTTCAGAACGATGTTTAAACACACCACCATTACGAACTTGATATGCTGCAAATGGATAATATGATGCCTGTGCATACCAAATTAACATTGGCACAACATAATCATTAAGAACTGTTTTCCACCTCGCATTAGCAGGTTGATCTATATTAGGTATTGCAGTTGTCAAACCATCGTACATATTAGTTCCAATTATTTGTTGTACATCAATTTCTTGTGCTAATTTTATAAATTGTATAAATTTATCTGTATCAACATTTCCATCCATTATGGAATTTCTAATTAAATCAGTTCTATTTATAAATAGTGTTGTTGCCATAATTTATTTTTTCTTTTTCTTTTTACCAAAACCCATTTTATCCCAATATGCCTTTGTATAACCTTTGTATTTCATATCTTTTGGTGCAACTGGTACTAATTGGTCATTTATAGGAAATTTAAAACCTAATGACCTAGCTTTAGTTGTTGTTACTAAAGATTTATCACCATCTAATGTTAGCATATATGTTTTTCTAAACCATTTGTGTTGGCATCTTGCACCACCTTTATATAATTTTTCGTGGTTACATTTATTTAGATTATCATCACCTAACCAAATTGAATAAGTTGCAGCACCTTTAACTCCAAATCCTGGATTTACTGGTTGTTTAGACATTTTTTCAATATCTTCTTTTCTGTATATTCTTTTGGCTCTAACCATTGCTTTACAAAACTTTCTTGCATCATTATCTACTTTTAATGGTGCGTATTGATACCTAACCATAAATTTTTGTAATCCTGTTTGTTTAGTAACTCCATCTTGTGCAGATTTTCTATTTGGAAATGCCTGTCCTGTTCTTACTAAATTTATTATTTTACTAAGTGTAGATTGTTTTGGTTCTTCTTCATTTAATTCTTTTATCAATTTATCTTGATTATCATCATTTTCATAATCAACTTCAGAAACATCAATTAATTCATAATCTTCTAAAAGGTCAGCTTCATCTTGTCCATATTCTGACAATTGGTCTGTTAATTCTTGTAGTTCTTTTTCTTCTGTTAATTTCATTTCTGACAACGGAACACAATTAGGAACTTTTTTTCCATTTTTCATCTTACTTCCTATCTGCTCATATCCATCCCAACAAGGTGCTTTAAGTTCTGTATGAGATTCGCAAGGCATATAATAGACAACACCTTCTACTTCGTGTTCGTGATATCCACCACACCCCATTTCTTCTGCAACTTTTATAGCTTCTTCTATTGTGTCATAAGCCTGTTTACCATCAATCATTTTTAGTTCTGCTTTACTAAACTCATAACCTGTTTCTTCTTCAATATCTTCTGTATCTTGTATTGAATTATCAACTTCAGTAAATTCTAGTGGTTGTAAGGTCGTAAAGTACAGGTTTAAAGCAATATCATTGTATGCTAGTATATTATCAAAACAATCTATTAAAAGTTCCTGAAAAGGTCTTATAACAGTATTATCCATAAGTAAAGATGCTGTCTTAATTTCATCTGCATTATTACCTAAACCAGATTGATCTTTAATTCCTAATAACATAGGACTTACAATTCTGTGTGCTACCATTATTTTTTTTGTAGCTTCTTCTGATAAAAATTGATATTGATTATGTGCATCACTTAATTGCACAGGAGTTATTTCTGCTTGACTTTCTTTATTATCGTTAAAAGCTAATATAAATTTACCTGCATTACTTGTTCCAGAAAACTTTCTAGCTATTTTAGATTCTATTAATTGTCTTTCTTGTTGATTAGGAGTACCATTATTAAAATTTATAAGCATTGAAGGTGCTAAACCATTCATTATGTTGTTTAAATGATAGTTAGATACTTCTTCTTCTAATTCTGCATATTGTAAACCACCTTGATAGTCCACAGGTGAATAATAATAAAACCCTGATTTGTAAGGTTTAATGTAATATATTTCTATATTTTCTTTTGACATACCATAAGCAGGTATTCTTAAAGGTTCATCACTTCTTTTTATGTTTGCCCAATCTTTAAAATAATAATAAGCAGGAATATCTCCATCATCGTTACATTTTGCTGCCCTTAGAGTTTCAATTGGTATGTGTTCTAGTTGAGCAATTTTTTTTCTATCTTTAGAATAGATTATTTGTACTGCACATTGACCCATTAATTTAAGATCATAAGATAATTTTCTAACAACATCTTTTTTAAATAAAGAAATCATTTGTGCGTACTCATTAGGCTTTCTGTTTGAATCAGATGCATTTAAACCTTTACCATAAATTGCTTGTGATATACCATTTATAGCAGCATTGTTAGTAGGACTGCCATTGTATCTATCTATTAAATACTGGAAATAGTTATTATCAGCACCATATTCTATCCAATCTTCACCATTAACTTCTTTAATTTCTGGACTTGTGTATGTGCTTAGGTTTACAAAACCAAATTCTGATACTTTAGATGCTTTTTTAAATTGCCCTTTACTATTTCTTAATCTTGTGTTTTTCATATTACAAAGTAATCATTATTATAACCATTATAGTGTGTATATTGGTCTTTATTTAATTGATAATGGTCATTATCATTTAATTGGTCAATATCTTGATCAGTACAAAAGATTCTATCTCTATATATATCTTCTTTAAAACCAGAATCTACATTCCATAAAACATCATATAAATTCCAAAAACTATTGTTAGTATTCCAAAAGTCATAATCAATATATAAATATAAATCAAAGAAATGTGCTTCAACTAAAATAGGATTAAACACATTGCTAAATGTTAAATAATTACCTACTGTTGTACCTGATAAATTTTGATATAATTTAGTAACATTTGTACTATCATCCCTAATAGACATAGTAAATGAACTATCATCATATTGTCTAGGAATAATTGAAAGTGTTTGTGCCTGTGCTGATGTTGTTAATATAATCATTACCTATATAACGTAAGAATTAGCATTATTTGTACAATCATTCAAGCAAAAAAAAAGCACCCATTAAGGATGCTTGATTTTCTCACTAAAAAAACTAACTATTATGCTGTTGGATCAACTTGTAAAGCTGAAGGTGTTGGTGTAGCATTTAAGAAAAATGGTGCTGTTTCTTCCATTCCTTCAAATGTTAGAGTAAACCCACTTAAATCTCCTGCTGCTGCTCCTGTTACGACAGTTCCACCTGTTACTTCCATTCCGTTTTCAAACCCACACAAGAAGCTATTACCATAGTAATCAACGACTACTGCATAAGGTCTAGAAACTGCTAAAAGTTCTAGTTCTGCTTGTGTTTTTGCATCTAAGAATGTTAATGTTAAATTTAATGTTTGTGTGTAAAATGTTGTTCCGTTTTCTCTGCTACTTGTTACAGTAGTTTCTAAACTAGAATTTCCTTTTACATCATATTCAAACCATACTGGAGCAGGTGAACCATTTGTTATAGTTGCTACTTTTGTAGATGAATCTACTGCTACACTAGCTATAGTTCCAAAATCAGCAAACAAAACAGTTTTTATACCACCAAAGGCACTTTTACAAGGAATTTTTCTACCTGTTGTTAATGTACAAGCCATATTATATATATATTTTAAAAAAAAGGGTAAGTAGATAATCCACCTACCCTATTCTATTGATTAATTAATTATTATGCGTATTCTACTAAATCAGAAGCAATTCCGAATTGAACAGCAGATGTAAATCTCATTACCATTCTTACGTTGTTACTCGCATCAAGGTCTTGCATATCTAAAACTTTAACAACATTTGTGTCGTTTAAGATTCCAGTACCGAAATATAAGTTGCTTCTTTGTGCTGCATACATTTTGTTTGGACTCATTCCAGGACAAACAAATATTTTTACACCATTTACTGTTAGTGAACCATTGTTCCACCATTGAGTACCCATATTGTTTACACCATTTGCTCCAAGACCTGCTGCTGAAAATCCACCTAATTGTTGAACGTAGAATTTCGCTGCTGCTGAACCGACATATAAAAATAAATCTTCTTTTCCATATAAAGAACTTGGAATTGCATCTACTACTTTAGATAATTCAGCAATAATATTTCCTGCGTTTAATCCACCTGCTACTGCTGCTATTTGCTGACCTGCAGGAATATCCCCTGCTCCTGCTGAAGCTGCAATTAGTTTTTCAAATCCATCAAAAGAATTAACTCCTGCTGCACCTGCTGTATCTCCTTTCCAAATACATATTTCAGTATTTTGAGCAACTTCTGCTGCAACGTGAGCAATCATAAAGTCAGAAAACTTAGGTGGTAAAGTTTGCCCTAATCCATATCCCATTTGTTGAGATTCCCAATCGTTTACGAAATCGTACTTACAAAGTTGTAAATTTACCTGTAATTCTACTGGTTGAATAATTCTTTCTGTAAGTGTTACAGATGAATTAGGTGTAAAATCACAACTAGCAGGACTTACTAAATTTCCTGTAGCTAATTTTTTAATTACTTCTTTGAAGCTAATGTTAGCTTTAACTGTTAATCCACCATCATCAATTGTTGATGCTGATAATAATGCTGCAGCTATATATTCCCCTGCAAATTCACCTGCATAAGTAGTAGTGATATTTACAGCAGTAGCCAATTTTACGTTTTTTAAATTACTCATTTTTTTTATTATTTATTTAATTTATTTAATACTCTATCTAGTGTTGTATTGAATTTACCTTTAGCAAATTGTAATTGATTTCTTTTTTTGTTTCCTGATTCTGGATTGTGTTTGATAGGCTTTACTGCTGCTTCAGAAAATTCTTCTTTAACAGTTCTT